GAATTGGCAAGTCGGCCTATCAAATATTTGTTTATAGATGAAGTAGACAGAATGAGTATCACAAAAGAGGGTGATCCTGTAAATATTGTTTTAAAGAGGACAAGTACGTTTTTTGATTCGAAAGTGTATCTTGTTTCTACACCTACACTTGCGGAGTTTAGCCGAATCGATAGAGCTTACAAACAAGGAGATCAGCGGATTAGAGAAATACCTTGTCCAAAATGTGGAACATTTCAAAGGCTTTTATTTTCTAATATAGAGTATAGTACTCCGGGGGATGCAAAACTTAAGTGTATCTCTTGTGGGTATTTATGGACAGATTCGGAGAGGAAAAAGCAACTAATTAAAGGTCGCTGGAGAGCTACGAATAAAAAAGCTGTTCCTGGAATAGCTAGCTTCCATTTATCAGAGCTTTATTCTTTGTGGCGCTCAATTCCTGATATTGTTCAAGCGTTTTTGTCTTGTGGTGAAAATGATTCGTTGTTGCAAGTGTTTAATAATACTGTGCTTGGGGAAGTACATAAGTCTAAAGTTGCTAGTGTAGTGGATTATAGAAATCTTTTAGAGAATATCGAAAAATATGATACTTCCTATATGCCTGCAAGAGCTACAGTTATAACGGCGGGTGTAGATGTTCATGGTGACAGGATTATGATAGAAGTTGTTGCGTGGGGAGAACAATTTGAGAGTTGGAATTTAGATTATACTACAATTTATGGTGCTACGGATGAAGAGAGAGTTTGGATACAATTAACAGATTATATAAATAGAAAATTTTTGCTTGTAAAAGGTGGTGAAATTGGTATAAAGAGAGTTGCTATTGATCTTGGTTATAACACGCTGTTCGTAAAACGGTGGGTCAAGAAGAATAGATCTAAGGTAATTGGTGTAAAGGGTTTACCTAATTCTGACGTAATCCTTTCAGTACCAAAGACTTTGGACACACGGAACAGAAAGAGAGACCAGCACGGCGTTTTAACTTATATGGTTGGGGTAGATAGACTTAAAGAAGAATTGTATAGTTTTTTAAAAAGGAAAAGATCACATTCTGGTAAAAAAACATATTATCCGTTAGGATATTGTCATTTTCCACAAGAGAGGGATAAATTATATTTTAAAGAACTTGTTGCAGAAGAGAGAGTTATAGAAAATTATAAAGGCGAGCCTCGTTATCGGTGGGTGCGGCCAAACGGCAGAGCAAACGAGGCTTTGGATTGTCGAGTTTATGCAAGGGCCGCTTTATATCATACTGGATATGATAGAAAAATTGACGTGATAAACAGAAAAATTAGGCCAAAAGTTAAAAAAAAGCAGGGAAACGAGTATATTTTTGACTTTTAGCTTGACATAAATGAATATTAGGGGTACACTTATGACAGTGCAACAAGATATTGAAAAATTGAAGGATATTCAGAAGGCCGGCATCAAAAGTATCACAATTGATGGTCAGACAATTACTTACAATACTGCAAGCGAATTGGCCCAAATCATTTCTGGACTTGGTCGGCAAGTTGCACCTAAAAAAAACAGAGTGTTTAACCCTGTTTTTTGTCAGGATGGAATTAAAAAATGCTAAAAAAATTATATAAACGAGTTGTAAGATTTGCTAAGTACTTTCGTACGTTCAACTTAGGTAAATCTTATGGCCGATTCAAATATTGGCGAGGTGCTAAGTCTTCACCCCGCATTGAAATAGAGCGGTCATTAAAATTAATGGTGGCTAGGTCACGGGAGCTTTGCCAAAATAATAATTTGGCAATTAGGGCAAAACGAAAATATGGCAGTGCTTTAATAGGAACAGGGATTTTACCTAATTTCTCTAACCCTATAATTGATAAAGAGTTAAAGAGGTGGAAACCAGATTTTGACGAAAAAGAGACACTGCAGGGATTATTTAGATTAGCAGTGTATACCGTATTCGAGTCTGGAAGTTGTTTCTTGCTAAAGCGTCATGGGGATCCTGTTGCTGTGCAGATACTTGAGCCAGATTATTTGGACGTAACAAAGAATAATTTGGAAGATACCAGAAACGGGATTGTTTACGATTCCTTCGGAAGGGTAAAAGGTTATTGGCTTTACGCTAGTTTTCCTGGTGATTACCAAAATATTAAGAATGCTTTGGAATCTTTCTTTGTTTCTGTAAGTATATGCAAGCTAGTATTTTGGCAAGAAAGGCCCGGTACGCAAATAGGCACTCCTTTTCTTGCTCAAGTCGGCGATTCTCTTAAAGACATAGAGGAGTATAACTTAGCTGAGATAGCCCGTAGGAAAGTGGCGGCTTGTTTTTCTGCTTTCATATACGATGTCGATGCCGCTTTTGACTCTGAGGGCGAATATGATGATGCTGCAAATTTAGAAAAGCTATCACCTGGTAGGATAGAAGTTTTGCCACCAGGGAAGAGAATTGAATTTGCCAATCCGCCAACGCCACAGGATTCATCTTTCTTAGAGACTAGATTGCGTGATGTATCTAGTGGCCTTAATTTGACTTATGAGTCTTTGACTGGTGATTTTTCGAAAGTTAATTTTTCAAGCTCAAGAATGAGCAGGCAAGAACAAGATGAGTTTTTTGAACAATTGCAATCACAATTTGTGATACCACGGATTTGCAAACCAATTTTAGATTGGTTTGTTGAGGGTTTATTTTCTTATGGGATAATAGATTCTTTGAAAGTTGATGTTGATTGGACCGTTCCCAGGAAGCCCTTCATACAACCGCTGCAAGATGTTACGGCAATTGAGAAACAAATTTCAATTGGTTTAACTACTCCATCTGAGGCAGTGAGAGCTATGGGGAAAGATCCAGAAACACATTGGGACAAATATCGTAAGGATGTTAAAAATCTTAAAGATTTAGATATAGGAGGTTTAAATAATAATGGCCGAGGAAAAGAAACCACCTGAAGAGGAAAACGTAGAAAAGTCTCCGGAGGTAGATAATGTGGGCGAAGAAAAAGAGCCTAAAGACATAGAAAAAGAGCCTAAAGACATAGAAAAAGACACAGAAAAAGACACAGAAAAAAGAGCGGCAGAAGAAAATATTTTTGAAGCTGTCGTCGCCACAGAAACGCCCGTAGAGCAATTTAGGAGTGGCGAAGCGGTGAAAGAAGTGCTACTGTGTGACGCTTCTTCTGTTGACTTAACAAGATTTGCGAGTGGAAATGCGCCAATACTTTATGAACATGAGAGGAAACAAGTAGGTGTGATTTTGGGTGCAAGAATTGAGAATAAGCAATTGATTATTCGTTATAAAATTTCTGTTTCGGAGCCCGAATTGCTTGCAAAAATTAAGGAAAAAATTGTAAAAAATGTTTCCGTTGGGTATCGCGTGCTTGAAAGTGATAGAGTAGGCGACATTGTGACAGCTAAAAAATGGGAACCTTATGAAGTTTCTATAGTGACTATACCGGCGGATCCTAACACGGGGACACGTGGTTTTGAAATGTGTAATGCCGCAAATATCCCCTTAAATGATGCGCTGCAATTAGTTACTAGGTCTGCTAATTTTGTTGACTTAGCAGAAAAAATAAGAGATTTTAAATCTAGGGAGGAGTCAAAAATGCCAAAAAATGTGCGTAGCATTGAGGTAAAAAAGACTGAAAACGAGTACAAAAGGGAAGCTATCACGGAAAGTATTGAGAATAGGGTACTTAGAAAAGCGGACACAGATAAAACACGTTCGTTTGTGGGGTATTCACTGCTTGAATTATCTCGTGAGTATTTGAAAAATTCTGGTGTTTCAGTAGATGGTTTGAATAGAAATGAGCTGGCCACCCGTGCTTTAACTTCTGCATCAGATTTGCCTAATATTTTAGCAGATGTCGCAAATAAAAGCTTACAGAAGGCTTATGAAATTGCACCAGCCACTTATCAACCTTTTGTAAATGAATATGGAGTTGCAGATTTTAAAGCTGTTCACTCTGTTAAATTGAGTGATTTAGGTGCTCTAGAGGAAGTAAAAGACGGTGATGAGATAACACACAGTGCTATTTCCGATTCTGGTGAAAGTATACAGCTAAAAACTTATGGTAGGATCATTACTTTTACTCGTAAGGCGTTGATAAATGATGACTTACAGGCTTTGTCTTCTATTCCTGCTAGATTTGGCCAGCAGGTACAAGCCTTAAAAAATAAATTATTTTGGAGTATTGTAACTGCAAACGCAAATATGTCAGATGGTTACGCACTTTTTTCTTCAAACCATGCGAATTTAGCTGGTTCTGGCGCAGGTATCTCTATTGCTACGCTTTCCGCTGCTCGCGCGGCAATGCGAAAACAGAAAGGATTAGCTGCGGCGGCAGACGAAGACGGTTTGAGACTCAATATCACGCCAAAGTATTTAGTTGTCCCCGCAGTGTTAGAAACTGATGCTGATCAGATAGTGACCCCAATTAACCCGGTGGTAACAGGGGAAGTTAATCCCTTTTCAGCTAAGTTGACAGTTGTAGCGGAGCCAATTCTTGATGATAATAGTGCTACAGCGTGGTATCTATTCGGTGATAAGAACCAGGTACCATTATTTGACATGATTTATCTAAACGGTGCGGAAAGTCCCCAAATTGAGACTTTCCAGGGCGAAGATATTCTTGGTGTGAAAATGCGAATTGTCTATGACTGTGCGGTGCAGGTTGTTGATTATAGAGGACTGTATAAGAATCCTGGAGCATAATTATGCCATATGCTAATATAGATTTTTATACTTTATATAATGATTTGCATTATATAGAGTTATGTAAAAAGAATGAGGATAAAGATGAATAATTACGTAAAAGATGGTAAAACGGTAGAATTTACAGCCGGGGCGGCCTATGACTCTGGCGACGTTGTGATACTCGGGAATCTTGCGGGTGTTGTTATTGATGATGTTGATTCTGGAGATGTAGGGGTCGCAAGGCTTTACGGCGTTGTAAAACTGGCTAAGGCGACTGGTGTAATTACGCTTGGTCAAAAGCTTTATTGGGATTCTTCAGCGGAAAACGTCACAACTACAGCAGCGGGTAATACTTATATTGGTTGTGCCTTTGCTGCTTATGCTTCGGGTGATACTATTGTAAAAGTACAGTTAAGTCAAAATACTCAAGCATTTGAAAATGAATGTTCCTGGAAGACCGCAACGGCCGTATCTGCTGATGATACAGCCGGTTACGTTGATTTAGATACTAATCTTGGTGTTGTTCCAAGCGTATTTATTGTTAATGTATTTCGCTCTAATGTCGTAAGTGGTGCTGATGCCGTGGTTACGGCGTTGACTGGTTCTGATGCTGGTAAGATTAGGGTGGCTGATGGGTCTTCCTATAAAGTCACCGCTGACGACGTAATTAACGTATTTGCAGGAGTTTAGGATATGATTATATCTCAGATATTTGAAAGTGCTTTTAATATCTTTAAAGGTTTAAATTTAACAAAAAATGTGACTTTTCCAGTATCTGGGGTGGTAGTTTGTTCTATCGTGGCTGATGATTCACCAGATGAATTATTAGATAGTCATGTGAATACAAAGAAATTACGGGTAATAAATAGTAAAGTAACACAAAGTGAGCTTAAGGCCGGTGAACTAATTGTGATAGATGGTACAACGTGGACAATTCAAATGAGAGAAAGCGCAAATGAAGTGTTCACAGTGCTTTATATTTATTCTGGTCAGAAAGGGCGGTTTCAGAGATGACATTATCAGAATTTTTAGAGGGAATTCAAGATGCGTTAGCCTCTGATACTGTTTTTTCAAATTTTTGCATTTCTCGTTTTGGAAAAAATGCGAAAATTTGGCTTGGACATGACGCTTT